GGGACCTTAGGACCTCTCGACCTTAGGACGCCCAGCGCCTAGCCGGGCATCTGCGCCCCAGCCGCCGATTGCGCTTGACACGCCTCTGCGCCCATGCGACTGTGCGTCTCAGGCACTGCCGGATCGCGCTGGACCTCTTGGTCCACTGCCCGGAAAGGCGACTTGGCGCGCTGTGCTCTAGTCGCGATATGCCGCAAGGCTGGTTGGTAGCGAGAATGGCGCGCCACACACTCACTGTTGCCTAGATCATGCCGTGCGTTCTGAGGAGAGAGACATGAAAATCGGCGAGTATGGTGAAAGCGTCGTAGACTTTGGTTCTGGTGATCGCGTCGAGTTGCATCCTGCGCTTGACCTGTGGATGCAAGGCGCTCGTTACGGAAACGTCTTGCCAGCACGCCCTTACTACAAAACTACAATGGTTCGCGTTGACGTTGACAACGTAGGCGTGCGGTACTTCGCGCCTTATGACTTGAAGAAACTGTAACAATGCAATATCTCCCCAACATCGAAGCATCCGCCTTTCGGCGTGGCGAGTATGTAGGGTATGACTGCCAAGGCGAGTGTTACCGGATCAAGAAGTCCGGTAGCGGCAACGCATGGTGGATATATCCGCAGACACCAAATGGAATACCTGTCTTCTACGCGCCAACACTTGCGGTGGCATCTATCCGCTTGCAACGGCGCGACGCGACTTGCGCACTTGTGCGCTTGCCGCACGAACACTGAAACAACCACCTTCGCGCGGCATCGTCTAGGCAACAGTGCTCTCTATATCATCATGTCGTGCTCTGCGCTCTCTCAACAGGAGTACAGATCATGGAACTACATCAAGCGTCTCGGCAATGGGCTTCGCGGCCAAGTGACGAGCGTTTCACGTCTTTGCCCGCGCTCGCCGCGTTCACGCGGTACGAGCGCGATCATGCCGCACGGCGCGTCATGCCAAATCGAGGATTGACGGTGCTCCCGTCAACCACCGATCCGCTCGATGTTGTCGTGTCGGGACCGAATGGCCACCCCGCCCAATTCACGCATTGGGCGTTTGGGCAACTCTGCTCGCTCGCTGGCGTCCCGTCGTCGTACATTCGCGATAGCCGGATGCCCGGCGCGCTGGCCGCCGACAACATCAACTGGGGTCTGCATCATTCGCGCCCAGTCGAAAGTGTCAGCGTGCTCCTCCGTCGCCGTGAAGATGACGCGGGGAACAAGACGACGCACCTTGCCGCGGTCAACGGCCCGGACTACGGTGTCGTCTGGAACGCTGACATTGCCGAGACAATGGTTCGTCAATTCGGTGACGGCGTGACGGGCGACTGGCGGATACCGGGCGAGTTTGGCCGCCGCGTCGAGCCGTCGAAAGCGAACACGACGCTTTACGCGTCTGATCGTGATATGTGGTGCTTCCTCGCCGATGAGGAGCGCCGTATCGAAGTGCCGGACCGCCGCGACGGTAAGTCCGGGTCACTCGCCCGTGGCTTCTACATCAGCAACAGCGAGGTAGGTGCATCCCGTCTCGTACTCGGGATGTTCCTCTTCGATTACGTCTGTTACAACCGGATCATCTGGGGCGCCACCGAACATACGGAGATCAAAATCCGTCACACGTCTGGAGCGCCTCATCGTTGGGCCGAAGAGATCAAGCCGATCTTGACGGAGTATGCGAACAGCAGCCCGGCCAACGTCGCCACGACAATCGCCGCAGCCAAAGCGGCGAAAATCCGTGGCGACGTGGACACGTTCCTTGCTACTCGGTTTGGCAAGGGTCTCGCCGGTAAGATCGCCGCGGCTCATCTCGTCGATGAGTTCCGGCCGATTGAGACCATCTTCGACGCGGTGACGGGCGCGACTGCCTTCGCCCGCACCGTTGAACACGTTGACGCCCGCGTGAAGATCGAACGGACGGCGGGCGACCTCCTCCGCCTCGCCGCGTAACACTTCAACCTCGGCGCAGCGCACGGCATGATGATACAGAGAGCTGTATCGACAGAGAGAGGAACGCCGCAATGGCTCGTCACTCCACCCCACTCTTCACCCGTCGCCATTACGAATGGCTCGCTGCGTTCGCACGCGAAGAACTATCGAGCGCAACAGCACTCGCGCTCACCAACGCACTTGACCACGATAACGCCAACTTCAATCGCGACCGCTTCCTAAAAGCGGCGAAAGTGTTAAGTGCGCAGGTACAAGGAAAAGGCGCAACACCAGCACGTGAAAAGTACCACATGCCACTCAACATCATCGAACCACATAAAGACCCTGTTTGACGCAGCTACAAGCTCCACCGTCTCGTCGCGACGGTGCGGGCTTGCTGGTGCGCCAACGCGTGCCGCCGCCGAAGGCGGTCATTCTACCGACACCACCACCGGAGTTCCCCCGCCCATGAAATCATCTGACACGTCTCCACGCTCCGTCGCGCGCACGGTCGCCCGCGCCGCCTCTCTCATCCACTTCGAGGAGAAACAGTCCCGCCGCAACCGGCACGACAAGCGGTACGCGCACGACATTTATCTCCGTCTCCTCGCCGCCCGTCGCGAACGCGAACGCGTCAGCGGCAACAAAGAAGAGGGTCCACTATGACCGCCACTCCTCGCCCCTCCTCCCGCCGTGACTATCGCCACTTCCCCGAAGCATACACCGCCCTCCTCCTCAAGTTCGACCGCGACGGCGGCGCGTCACTTGGCCCCATGTCGTCGCGTGACGCTCGCGCGTCCGTGCGCGACTTGTATCGGTTCAAGATGTTCCTCTCGCACGGTTGCGACACGGACCCTGCCGACGCACACTGCCGCTCACTCCTCCGCATCTTCGCCAAGGCGATCTTGCGGATCGAACCTACCGCGACTGACAACGGCGACGACAGCGCGGTAATCGTCCTGACCCTCAACCCTATCGTCGCCGCAATGGAGGCTCGCCCATGACCGCTTGGGATCGCTACTGCGCCATGATCGCCCGCGAGGCTGGCGTGACGCTGCCCGCACCGCCGGACCCGCACCGTCGAGCCGTCAAGCCACCACGCCCGTCGCGTTGGCTCGAACGTCTCGGCTCGCTGTTCGCTGGCCTTGCGCTCGCGTTCGTGCTCGTCTCGCTCTTCTTCATCGGGCGCTGACACGACGCCTCTTGACGCCCTCGCGCGCACGTGTATATATAACAGCCATGTTCACGCGCGCCCGCATTGCCCCTCTCGGCTGTTACCGCTTCGCGGTCTTGCTTGACCGCGCGGCGGTGCCCGTTCCTCTCATGGTGAGCACCGGCACCCTGGAAGAGTGCCGCACCGCCCTCCGCGCGTTGACCGTCGTTGGTCCCTCCCCTACCACCAGCGACGCCGACGCTCCGGCCATGGCACAGGTGGCGTGACTCCCTCCTGTGCCATGAGCGGAACGCCGGGCAATCCCGCCCTCCGAACCACTAGGAGAACCCCAATGGCCGACACCAAACGCCGCAAGACCGTCGCCGTCCGTTTCGATGACGCTGGCAACGCTCTCCTCTCCCTCTACACCGCCCCTGACGCCGTCGGCAAGCAAGGCGTCGCCGAAGTTATCACCCTCACTCCCGCCGCCGTTGCGGACAGCCTCGTTGACGCGTTCATGCTTCGCGGCGTCATCAACACCTTCTCCAACATCTACAACCGCATCGACAACCCCGGCGCGTCCGACCTCCGCCGTGAGTGGGACAAGTTCATTGCCACAGTGACGAACGGCACCTGGACGCCAGGTCGCACGATGGGCGACGCCGAGCCCGACGACATTGTTGTCGCACTCGCTGAAGTCTCCGGCCAGCCCGTCCATGTCGTCCAAGCCAAGATCGACGAGATGTTGGAGCAGCCAAAGGTGGAGAACGGCTCCCCCAAACGTGACGCGAAGGGTCGCATCGTTCACGTGTGGAGCAAGGCCAAACTCTACACCGCCCTCGAAAACTCCGACCCTCGCGTCAAGATCGCACTCTCGAAAATCCTCGCCGAGCGCGCGAAGGCGATGGCCTCTGCCGCACGCACTGCGAAGCCCGACGCCGCTTCACCGTTAGCCGGTCTGTTCACTCCCGCCGCCGCCGCGAACTAACGCCGACCCCGCCGTGAGGTGAGTGTTCCCCGCTCACCTGCGCAACGCCACGGCGGCAACCTCGCCCCTCGCTAGCTTCGGCTGGCGGGGGGTTTTTGTTGCCCAAGGCGCGCGACCGAGCCATGCGTTCTTCGCATACCTGTCAACATCGTATCGGCGTAATATGTTGACACTCCCCAGGCGCTACCGCCCGGTGGTAGCAATGGAGAAGGCAATGACTCGATCCCAGGAGGATACAATGGCGACAGGCGGGGGAAAGCCCCGCCAGCCCGCCGCCCCTCCTCCCATCCCCCTCGACAGCCTCTTCGCCCGTGCTGGTGCGCTGGCACAGCCCCACACGGTGCCCCGGCCGAAGGCCGGTGAAGCCAGCGCCGCCCCCTCGCGCCCTCGCGTCTCCCCCCACGACGACACCACGCCCTCCTCCGTCGTTCTCCCCGTCTCCGTCGCTCACTGCTCCTGCGGCGCGACAGTCCGCTTTCCCGCCGCCTACGTACTCGTCCGCTACGCCCCCAACTCTCACACCTTCCACTACCGCTCCACCGGCCTCGACGCCGTACCGCCCGCGCTGCTCGCTTCACTCCCACACGAGACGCGCGAAACCCACTACGACATCCCGTTCTGTGAGGAGTGTTTCTAGTGGTGAACAGGTTTTTTCCGCACAACGCGGCGAAGATACGCGCGGCGGGATCAGAGCCGACAAGTCGATCTGGTGTGACTGATCCTCACACCGATCCCGCCTGTTCACCACTAGACGCACCCCGGTAGGCTAGTCATGCCCAACGTCGCCCGTCCCGACCGCGAGCCTACTCGCATCCTCTCCTTCCGTCTCCCCGTCTCGCTTCACGACGAACTTCGTCTCGTCATGCTCGACCCGCGCACAGGCCGCCCTCGCTACCGCACATGGGGCCGCACATGCGAGCATATCTTTCGCGAGTGGCTCGCCGCACAGAAGGTAACTCCGCCATGACCGACACACCGTCTCTCGACACCCACTCCCTCCTCCTCGACGCCCGCCTCCGCGTCCTCAACCGCGAGCGCGTCACGCCCGAGGACATGCGGCGTATACTCCTCTCCATCGCGCACGATCGCGAGAACGCCGCTCGTGCTGGCGCACGCAACCGTGCCGCCGCTCGCAAGGCCGTCGCGCCCACACTCGACATCGACACACTCTTCGGGACACCGACATGACCACAGGTACCTTAGGTGCAGGTGCAGGTGCAGGCGCACCCCCGACCGGCGCAACCCCCTCTATTATCTTCCCCCGCGTCATCGACGCAACGATGCGGAGTGACTGGCTCAAGTGCCCGCACTCATTCTTCCGCCGCCACGTCCTCGGGCTCGCGCGCCCGGGCGTCTCGGTCCACCTCCACTTCGGCGCGTGCATCGCGCGCGGCCTCGAAGTCGCCCGCCGCACGTACTTCGAGACGCGCGACACGTCCGATGCACTCCACAACGGCTGCGAGGCCGTCATTCACGCGTGGGGCGACTTCGAAGCGCCGGACGGCGGCACCCGCACTGCCGCCGCCAAGACGCTCTCCGCGGCACTCGTCACTCTCCAAGCTTACTTCCGCGAGTGGCCGCTCGACGAAGACCCGATCCAAATTCACGTCCACGCTGGCCGCCCGTGCATCGAATACTCCGGCGCCCTACCCATCCCCGGCTCCTGCCATCCCGACACCGGCGAACCTATCCTCTACGCCGGTCGCTTCGATCTCATCGGCGACTACCAGCACTCCGTGTGGGGCCTCGACGACAAGACGACCGGCTCCGACCCCAACTCCGACTTCTGGCGCAACCAGTGGAAACTTCGCTCTCAATTCACTGGCTACGTGTGGCTCGCGTGCGAGTACGGTGTCACTCTCAAAGGCTTCATCGTCCGTGGCATGGGCGTGATGAAGACCGACATAAAGCTCGGCTGGGCACTCGCCCCGCGCCCCGAGTGGATGATCGACGCGTGGCTGGCGCAGTTGCAGAGTGACACTGCTACCATGTGTGAGCAGTACCTCTCACTCCGCGATGGTTGGCGCACCGGCCACGCCCACCCCTTCCCCCAATCATTCGACGCCGCGTGCGCTGACTTCGGCGGCTGCACGTTTCTCGACCTCTGTTCCTCTACCGACCCCGACGCATGGCTCGACACGTTCGAGGTTCGGCGGTGGGATCCACTCACTCGACAGGAGACGTGACATGGGATTGATCCCGACTTGGTTACGTGACAGCGGTGTACGTCCTGTCTACGACGACGACGAGCCGTTCGGCGAAGGTGAGTGTGACTGCATCTACCACGCCCCGTCCGCCGCCGACGAAGACGGCTGGTGGGAGCCCGTCGCCTCGTGCCCCCTGCACGGAGACACGCTGTGACACTCGACCAAATCTACGCCCGTGCCGACACCCTCCTCGCCGCTCTCGACGCCGCTCAACCCTCCGCCTTTTCTGACATCACGCGCAAGTACGCCATCGTCCAAGCACTCATCTCATTCGAGCACGACGTGAAGGTCGAGTATCTCGACTCACTTTTCGCCGCCGACGGTGTTATCTCTCGGCTCAAAGCCACCCCCTCACTCATCGAGGAGTGCACCACGTGAAATCCAACGTCCTCCTCGAAGGTGACATCGGCACCGGCAAGACTACCTCTCTCCGCACTCTCCTCCCCGAATACCTCGACGAGCGCGGCACGACGCATCGCGGCGCTGGCCTCGAAGTCTTCATCATTTCCATGGAGCCCGGTGTCGAAGCCGCCCTCGGCCCGAACCTCTGCGGTCCTGGTGCGCCCACCCCCGCCATCCACACTCACTACCAGCCCCCCGCCGCCGTCGATTGGGCCGTCATGCGGAAGTGGGCACAAGTCATGCACGTCAGCTCCATCGAAGCCGCCATCAAGACGGTTGATCCAGGTCGCTCCTCCTACACTCAATTCCTCGACCTGTTCTCCACCTGCGCCGACTTCGTCTGCGACCGCTGCGGCGAGTCCTTTGGCGACGTTGGCGAGTGGAGTGAAGATCGCGCCATCTGTTTCGACGGCCTCACCGGCCTCACACGTATGGTTATCTTCTCCACCGTCGGCTCTCGCCCCTTCCTCTCACTCCCCGAGATCGGCGGCATCCAACAACAGATCGAAGGCTTCATGGACCTTGCGTGGGGCGGCACTCTCTGTACGTCCGTCCTTCTCGCTCACATCGAGCGCGAAACTTCTCCCCTCACTGGCCTCTCCACTCTCACCACCGCCACTATCGGCCAGAAACTCGCCCCCAAACTCGCCCGCAAACCGGACGAGATCATCGTCGCCGAGTGTATCGACGGCAAGTACGTCTGGAACACCGAAGAGGCGGGCCGCGGCCTCAAGCGTCGCCGTCTCCCCCTCTCCGCGTCTCTCGCCCCCGACTTCGCGCAACTGTTTAGGTGACAACAATGGACGAAGTATATCTAGGAGACAGTGTCTATGCGGATTATGATGGCTTCCATATATGGATATGGACTAGCGACGGAGTCTCAAAGAGCTGCTGCATTGCACTTGAGCCTCAAGTCCTAGACGCCCTCAACAATTACAGAGCACGTCTATTAGAACGCGTGCGCACCTCCAGAGGAGCCCCCTCCCAATGAACACTTCTCGCCACGCCATCGTCGAGTCAATCGACCACGCCGAAGCCACTGCCGCGAACGCCGAGTTCGAGGCCGAGCTTCCCGCGTTCTGCAAACTGATGGGAGTGTCGCCCGCCGTCCTCAAAGCTCTCCCGATCCCTACTCTCCAACTCCTCATCACCATGCGTGTGTTCAAGATGCTCTCGGCAAAAATCCGCGATCTTGATGCACGTACCGCCGTTCCGTCGCTCTCCCCCTCTTCCTCCACGGAGCCCCTCCAATGAGCACCCTCCTCTCCTCCGACCCTTGCACTGACATCATCCTCGACTTCATCGCGGGCGGTGTCCCTGACAATCAGTCCGGCGAGTCTGCTGGCAACTACAACGCCACTATCGGCGACATCGAGGGCCGCACATACGGCGACCTCTCCGTCCGCTCGCTCGCCGATATCTACTCCTGCATGGACGACATGCTCGCCCGCGGTCTTCCCTCCACCGCGACGGGCCGTTACCAGATCATCCGTCGCACTATGCAGTCGCTCCAAGCCCACTTCGCTCTCCCCGACTCCACTCTCTTCCTCCCCGTCCTCCAAGACACGTTCGCCGTCCGCCTCCTCGTTGGTCGCGGCTACCCCGCTTGGTGGCGTCGTCATTTCACTGACGCCGAGTTCGCCCACGGTATCTCGTGCGAGTGGGCTTCGCTCCCCGACCCCGACCGTGATGGCGCCTCCCACTACGACGGCGTCGGCGCGAACCACGCCTCGACCACTCTCGGCCACGTCTACGACATGCTCACACGAGCCCGCGACGCTATACTCGTTAAGCCATGAGGGGCTCTGCCCCCCACCCTCGCACAACCTCGTGCAATCCCGACTGAAAGGAACACTACTCGTGCAGTCCTCATCCCTCTTCGATGTCAACTCGTTCCTCGAAACCACCCACAAAGGCCAACTCGACACCACCTTCGTCCTCCCCGATCCCGGCGACTACCTCGCGCAGTGCCAACCGCTGACGAAAGACTCCCTCCGCTCCGGCACTATCGGCGACGACAAGGCACGCGCCGGTGAGCCGTGGGCCGCGCTCGAACTCCAGTGGGAACTCACTGACGACACCGTCCGCACGAAGATGAACATGCCGAAGGTGTTGGTGCGTCAAAGTCTCATGCTCGACCTCACTCCCACTACTCCTCCCCAACTCGATTGGGGCACCAACCGCAACATGCGGCTCAAGCGTCTCCTCGACGTGACTGGCCTCAACAAACAGAAGAACTTTTCCATCGGCGCACTCGCTTTCGCGACCGCGCTCGTCCACGTCGAGCACCGCCCCGACGCCAACGACTCCGAGATCATCTACGCCGAAGTCACGCGCGTCACGTCGCCTGACAAGGCGCGTCTCCGTGAGGCCGCGCAGTGAGCGCCGAGCGTCCCTCGATGACGACGCTCGACGGCCCCGAGCCCATACGCCCACCAGACGGCTACGGCAACCACGCACGCGAGGGGGGCACTACGCCCCCCGACGCGACGGCCATCGTCGCAGGACGCACCATCCTCACCAACCTACGCTGTCCTGTTTGCAAGACCAGCTTCATCGCGTACAAAGATCAACTCCAGAACATCGGGGGCAACGGACCTGTTCGCAACATTCTCATCTCTCCCTGCTGCACGGCTGCAATTGAGTGGAGCAATGAGCGTGAAGTCGCTCCCCCTCCCCTCCACATGACCGTCGCACTCTGGAACGGCTATCTCAAAGGCATCACTACGTCGCGCGGCCCGACGCTCTTCCTCTTCGAGCGCGATATACGCGCATTGCTAGACCTACACGAGTACGCCCAATCATGGACGGACACCAATGTCCCACTACCGTAACCCCGCCGACGCTCGCCTCTACATCCGCGACTACATGCGCCGACGCCGCGCAGTGCCTCGGCCAGCAAATCATCGCTCAGCAGAGCCGTCCCGAGTGCCGCAACCCTCTTCGGGTCAACGTCTGGCAGCTCTCCGCCGGAGTTCTCGTCTTAATCTGGCGGTGACTTCGTGGGACGTGGTCGCACTGCTCCGGCTGTCGTGGGGGCGGCACGCATGACCCGCTGGATCGAAGACGGCGACCCCGCCTCTCCCATCTGGCTCGTGGGCGAAGCGCCGGGCGAACGTGAAGTCGAGTCGGGCCACCCGTTCAGTGGCCCGTCTGGCTTCCTCCTCAACGAGATGCTTCGCGAGGCCGGACTTGACCGCTCCCAATGCTTCGCCACGAACGTCTGCCACGTCCGCCCCCCCTCCTACCTCAAGAACGGAAAGCTCATCCACAATGACATCGAGCAGTGGTTCCTCACTGCAACTGCCGCTCGAAGACACCAAGTGCAAGAGATTAACGGCCGCTATCCCGCGTCTCCCATTGTGGATGGTCTTCGACATCTTAGAGAAACACTTGAGCGCCACCGTCCCGTCCTTACTATCGCCCTCGGGAACACTCCGATGTGGGCGCTGGCAGGTCAAACAGGGATCACTAAATGGCGAGGTTCGATACTCGATACTCCCACTGGAAAAGTGATCCCGACGTTTCATCCCGCCGACGTTCTCCGCGCCTGGACCCATCGCCCAATCGTAGTGCAAGACCTACGACGCGCCGCTCGCGAGTCTCACTTCCGCGAAGTACGTCGCCCTGCATGGGAGTTTGTCGTTGAGCCATCATTGGAGGACATGAATGACTGGTTCCGAGAATATCTTAGAGATGCGGATCGCCCGTGTGTGTGTGACACGGAAGGTTGGGGACGAGTGGATTGCATCGGATTTGCCGCTGACCCCCTCCACGCTATTTGCGTTCCGTTTACTCATCCAACAGATAGCGAACGCGTCTCCTACTGGCCTACGCTAGAAGACGAGTTCACAGCGACTCAGGCCTGTCGCACCGTCCTCTCCTCTCGCCCCATCACGTTCCACAACGCCATCTGGGACTGCCAAGTGATCGCCCGCTGCTGGGCGCTCCTCCCTCGTCTCCACTCCGACACACAGGTCGCCCAACATGTTGCGTTCCCGGGCCTACTCGGTGGCAAGATTGATCCGGTTACGGGCAAGGTTGATAAGAAAGGAAGTTCACTATCTCTATCCTTCATTGCGTCAATGTACTGTGACTATTACCGTTACTGGAAAGATGACGGCCGCACGTTCGATCCAGATATCGGCGACGCGCGAACCTACTGGCGCTACAACTGTGAGGACTGTGTTCGCACAGCTGAGTGCGCCGAAGTCCTCTCCGACGTAATCGACCGCGCCAGTCTTCGCGACCAGTTCGACTTCGAGATGTCGCTGTTCGCGCCTGTCCTCTCGATGATGTTCCGCGGACTCCGCTACGATGCCGCAGGCGCAGCCCACGCGCAGCGCCGCCTTGAGCACGACGCCCTCGCTCTTCGTGAGTGGCTCAACGTCGCGACCGGCTGCGACTTCAATCCCGACTCCACGCCCCAAATGCGTGCGCTCTTCCACGACGACCTCTGCCTCCCCCTGATCAAGAACCGGAAGACGGGAGCGATCTCGCTCGACGACACCGCACTCTCCACACACGCCCGTCGCACTCCTCTCATCGCCCCTCTCATCGCTCAAATCCAGAACTACCGTACTCTCGACACGCT